AGGAATACGCCTTAAGCGACAAGGCGGGGTTTGCGTCCTTCGTCGACAAGGCGCCTGTGGTAGTGCCGCAGGGAAAGCTGGATGACGGAACCGCGGGCGGTGCGGAGGCAAAGAGCCCGGAGTGTGATCCGGTGATCCTGAAGAACTGCGGGGTATCCGCAGAGGATGTAAAAAAATACTTTAACAAGGAGGGACAGACATGTATCGAGTAGGTAACGAGAAGCTGACCTGCCGGGAGCTTGTGGTCCCGGCAGCGGCAGGAGCCGTGCTTAAGGAGGCGACCATGGCAGCGATCAACAAGGACGGCTATGCGGTGAGCGCATCCGCTGCGGAGGGACTGACCGTGGCAGGCTGCGTGCTGGAGCTGGCGGACAATACATCCGGCGGAGCCGGGGCGGTGGCCGCAAGGATCCGCCGTGGCACTTTTGTCTGGAACAATGACGGCAGCATCAAGGAGACGGACATCTTAAAGGACGCCTACGTGAAGGATGCCGAGACCGTGACCATCACGGCGGACGGCTCGAGCATTGCCGGAAAGATCGTTGCAGTTGATGAGGACGGCGTGACCGTGGAAATGGCATAGAAGGAGGATGAGAAGATGATCGTAAACCAGGAATCGCTGAGAGGGCTCAATGTAAGCTACTCTACGGCATTCAACAAAGCCCTTGAATCAGTCAAGGAAGACTATAAGAAGTTCGCGACGACCGTACCGTCATCCGCGGCGGAGAACAGGTACCCGTGGATCGGGCAGATGCCGCAGATGCGCGAGTGGATCGGCGACCGCGAGATCCAGAACCTGTCGGCATACGACTATGCCATCAAGAACCGTAAGTTCGAGATGACGGTCTCTGTGCCGCGGGATACCATCGAGGATGACCAGTACGGCACCTACTCCATGGCTTTTTCGCACATGGGCACGGAAGCCGCACATCATCCAGAGAAGCTCTGCTTTGAGGTCCTGAAAAACGGATTTAAGGAAAAGTGCTATGACGGAAAGGCATTTTTTGCAGAAGACCACCCGTCCGGAGAGGGCGGCAAGACAAAGGCGGGCAACCTGTCGCACCTGAAGCTTGGCACGGACGCCTACGTGGAAGCACGTACATCCATGATGCTGCTTAAGGGAGACCGCGGAAAGAGCCTCGGCCTGGTGCCGGACCTTCTGGTCGTATCGCCTGCTAACGAGCATGCGGCACGCATGATCCTTGAGGCAGACCAGATCAGCGGCACGACCAACATCTGGAAGGGCACGGCAGAGCTCCTCGTCTCCACCGAGCTGGCTGACACGCCGGAGGCATGGTTCCTCTTCAGCACGAAGTCGTTCTTAAAGCCGCTGATCTTCCAGCAGCGCAAGCCGTGGAAGCTGGTGGCAAAGAACCGCGAGGAGGATGACAACGTATTCACGCGTGATGAGTTCCTCTGGGGCGCGAGCAACCGCTGCAATGCCGGATACGGCTTCTGGCAGATGGCTTACGGCTCCGACGGGACAGTGGCAGCACAGGGCTAAAGAGGTGGGATGAATGGCATACTGTACCAGCGATGATGTGATCCGGATGCTCAAGGCGGACATGGTGAATGTCATCCTCGGGGATGACTACATCGAGGACGAGGAAGAGCGGCTGGAAAAGATAAAGCCGCTTGCGGATGAGGCGGCGGCGGATGCCTCCGCGGAGATCGACGGCTACCTTGCAAAGCGGTACAGCGTGCCGCTCGCCAGGGTGCCCAAGGTGATCGTAAAATTTGCCAAGGACATCGCACTCTACAACCTGGTCTCAAGGCACGGTGTGGATGAGAGCGAGCGGGAGAAGACTTACCTGACGCGCTACAATGCGGCGGTCGCCTTCCTGACCAAGGTTGCGGCGGGCACGGTCGACATCGGCGTATCCGATGGGGATACGGTCACCGAGGCGGCAGCCACCGGCTTCCAGATGCACAGCAACGGCAGGATATTCAGCAGGGAGAGCATGAAAGGGTGGTGACACATGTCCTATATCGAGGCAAAACTGGATGGAGACACCGATGCGCTGCTCGAGCGCCTGCGGAAGCTGTCCGCCATAAACCGGGCGGATGTCATGCATGCGATCGCTGAGGGGATCCGGACATCAACAGAGGAACGCTTCCGGACAGAGACTGCGCCGGACGGCAGGAAATGGACCCCGTCCATCCGGGCACAGGAGGAGGGCGGCAAGACGCTCACCAAAACAGCAGCGCTCAAAAAGTCCATCCGGGCACAGTCCGGCATCGCCGGCGCGGCAGTGGGGACCAACCTGATCTATGCTGCCACGCACCAGTACGGTGACGAGCGCACGATACGCGCCAAGAACGGCAGGTACCTGCGTTTTAAGGTGAACGGGCAGTGGGTGAGCGTGCCGTCCGTGCGGGTCAGCATCCCGGCACGGCCGTTCCTTGGCATCAGCAGTGAGGATGAGGAAGACATTAAGGATATCCTGGATGAGGTATTTAAGGAGTAGAAGATGAAAGAAGAAAGAGATTTTCTCGTGCAGACACTGAAGGATGCCGGCATCCATGGCAGGATCCACGGATCACTCAAAAGCCTGAAAAACTGCAGCGAGACACATGTAGGGGCCGTGCTCCGGGCAGGCGAGTCCTTCGCACGCTCCGGCTCAAAAAGAAAATTTGAAGACAAACAGGGGCAGCGGAAGCTGCGGAGGAAGCTGTTCGAGCGCACGACCACCCTCAAGGTGGTCATCGCAGACTCAGACGAAGAGAAGGTGGAGACGATCCTTACCAATTTCCTGAAGATCCTCGCCAAGGGCGTGGCCGTGGACGGGAACTGGGTGGATATCGAGATCGGCGATGTGGACTGGGTAGAGGCAGAGGACAGCATCTTAAAGAGCAAGATCGCAGCGCAGTTTGACGTGACGCTGCATGGCGGGATATATACGGATTCCGATGTAGCGGCCGGAAAGCTCGGCAGCATCGGGGCAAATGAAACCTAGGAGGTGGACAGAGTGGACAAAGATTACGAAAAGATTGAGGACCTGCAGGCCAGGTACGGCACATCCGCGGCTGTATTTGCCGGCGTCAAGGCAGCACAGGGCTGGAAGCAGGGCAGGATGGTGACTGCGGAGGAATATGAGGCAGCGGTGGAAGCGTTTGCCAAGGCGCCGATGGACGGCAGGGAGGAGAAGAAAGATGTACAGTGAGATCAATGCGACGGTCGAGGATGGAAACCTCGGGCGTAATACCAGCACGGCATCCCATGCACAGGTCAAGATCGGCGTGTCGGGAGTGACAAGCTCCGTACCGGTCCTGATCACAAACAGCATGAAGCCCAGTGAGATCCAGGAGAAGCTCGGCTACTCACCGCTGGCGGATGCCTGCATCGACGCGACGGAGAACGGGCTGAAGACGATCTATGCAGTCCCGATGGCCGCAGATGTAAAGGGCGAGATCGGGGAGGGCACCCACACCGGCACAGGAAAAGGAAAAGTGACTGTCACCGGGGATCCGGGCAATGCCTATGACCTGGTCGTGCAGATCACGGACACCGGCAGCGTGAATGAGGGAAGCTTCCGGTATTCTATTGACGGCGGGAACAGCTTTTCAGACGAGTACACGATCCCGATCGCGGGAACGTATGAGATGGAGGGAACCGGCCTTGCACTGAAATTTGAGGATTCAGGGGAAAAGGACAGCTTTGTGGAGGAGGATGCCTATGCGTTCAATACCACGGCACCGACCATGAGCAATGCGTCCGTCCTTTCTGCAGTGGAAAACCTGAAGCTGTACAACAAGACCTATGAGATCTGCCACATTGTCGGGGTGTCCGGGAAAACGCTCTGGGCGGCTCTTGTGAGCGTGGCAGAGGAGCTCATGGAGACCTACAAAAAGCCGGCGATCTTCCTCTGTGAGGGGCGCCGGATGGAGGAGACCGAGAGCATCGATGAATACCTGGCCGCGATGGAAGCGGAAAGAAAAGGGATCAGATCACTCTACCTCTGTGTCTGCCTTGCTTATGCGACCTATACGCGCAAGGATCTCCGGACACAGAACATCAACATGGCAGGCGTGATCTCCGGACTGCTCGGAAGCGCGAAGGAAAGCCTGTCGGTCGGCTGTGTGGAGGAATTCCCCATCAGCAGCGCCAAGCTTGCGAAGCTCCTGCCGGAAGGCATCGAGGCATACAGCAGGCAGCTTGATGAGATGGGATACACTGTGCTCCGCCAGTACACGGGCAAGGATGATTTTTACGTATCGAACGCCAACGTGCTGGCACCGTCGGGAAGTGATTTCCCATACGTGGAGAGCGTGCGCGTGCTGAACCGGATCGTCCGGGAAGTAAGCAGCAAAGCAACAGACAAGGTCCAGTGTGAGATCGATCCGGACAATCTGGAGGCGAGCGTCAAGGTGATCGAGTCCTATCTGGGCGTCGCGATCGATGCGTGCCTCGACGACAAGATCATCAGCTCCGGGGAGATCGAGATCGACACGGAGGACCTGGACATCCTTGCGGATGAGACGCTCGATGTGCGCGTGACATGGGTGCCGATGGGAACAGCAAGGAGATTTAACCTTACTTTTGCGGTAAGCAATCCGGCATCAGGAAGCTCGGAATAGGAGGAAAAAAATGGCAAAACAACTTATTAACGGGAAGTGCTACGACTGGTCGAGCGTGACTGCGAACATCTCCGGCATGGACAGCATCGAGCTGCAGGAGATCAGCTATGACGATGAGGAGGAACTGGAACCGGTCTACGGCACAGGCGGAAAGATCCGCGGCTATGGAACCGGAAACCAGAAGAATTCTGTGAAGCTTTCCATGCTGCGGGAAGACTTCAATGAAATGTGCCGGGTGATCAAGGCACAGGGCTACAAGAGGTTTTACAAGTACATGGTCTCGAAGATCACCGTCAGCTATGCGGATGACGGTGCCGCCACCACGACGGATATACTGACGAATGTAAAGTTCTCCAAGCGGTCTTTAAAGGCAGCGCAGGGTGACAAGAGCATGAAGGTGGATCTTGACGGCATTGCGATGGGCGGCATCAAACTGAACGGGCTTGATGCATAACCATTATTTCTGACAAAAACAGGAGGGATTTAACGATGGAAGCAACAGAAAAAACTACGGCAGCGGACACGAAGGCAGCATCTGCAGACACGGAAAAAGATGTCATGGAGGCACTGCGCGAGAAGTACAAGAAGCTTGACGGCAAGATCTATGAGATCACCACGACGATCAATCCGGATGACGAGAACGAGGAAAGCTTCGACTTTATCTTCCGGAAGCCTACGACAGCGTCCTACGACCGCTATGTCAAGACCTCCGGCACATCCGGGACAAAAGCCCTGCGGACCTTCGTGCTGGACAACATCTGCGACGAACAGCGTGAGGAACTGGGCGAGGCACTGGAGGAGTATGCGGCGATGGCAATCAGCCTCGGCGAGAAGCTCCTCAACATGCTCGGGCTGTCCAAGGAGACCAGCGTAAAAAAATTATAGAGGATGCCGCGGAGGCCGTAAAGGACAATATCGTGGAGTACGGGCGGCTGCTCATCCTTACGTACCTTCCCCGGGAAATGCTCCCGGAAGACTTCTGGGACCTCGGATTTGACGAGTTCTTCCAACTGCTCGGCGCTGCACAGGCAGTCCGGAGGATGCGGATCGAGGATATCGAGGTCGGGGTGAACAAAGGATATGTGGAAGCCCATCCGGATACATAGGAGACAATGAAATGGGAATGGAATCGGTATTCAAACTGTCCGTGGTGATGGGACTGATGGACGATCTGACGAGCCCGCTTTCCGAGTCGGAGAAAAAGGTGGAGAGTGCCACGAAAAAAATGAATGATGCTTTCGGGACTGTCCAGACGGCGGGCGCGGCACTGGCCGGGATCGGGACAGGGATCATCACGGCGGGAGTGGCTGCCGTGACATCCACGTTCGACACGCAGAATGCGCTTGCGGAGCTGTCCTCCCTTGGTGTGACGGACCTTGAAGCCGTGGAGGCCGCGGCAAAGAGCTTCTCCGATACCTGGGCGGGCACATCCAAGAGCGATTTTATCTCGGCATCCTACGACATCAAATCCGGTATCGCCTCCCTGACGGACGAGGGCGTGGCACAGTTCACGGAGCTGGCGGCGCTGACCGGCAAGGCGACGAAATCAACAACCGAGGAGATGGGATCACTGTTTGCGACCGGCTACGGCATCTACAAGGGCGCCTACGAGGATATGTCAGACCTTGAGTTTGGCGAGATGTTCTCCGCCGGGATCTCAACGGCAGTAAAAAATTACAAGACCGCCGGATCCGAGATGGCGAGCGCCATCTCCGCACTGGGCGCGACTGCGACAAACAACAATGTTTCAATGGAAGAGCAGCTTGCAATCCTCGGACAGCTGCAGACGACAATGTCCGGCTCCGAGGCGGCGACCAAGTACAAGGCGTTCCTCAATAAGGCGGCAGAGGCGGGCGATAAGCTCGGCCTGTCGTTTGTCGGCGCAAACAACCAGCTGCTGTCCACGCCGGAGATATTAGAAAAGCTGCAGTCCAAGTACGGCGACACGATCGATGCGGTGGAAAAGCAGGAGATCAAGGAGGCGTTCGGCACGGATGAGGCCGTGGCGATGATCGACCTGCTGTATACGGACATCGGGGGACTCACCTCCGGCATTGATGACATGGCAGCGGGCATGAAAAACGGCGCTGCCACCACGACGGAGATGGCGGAGGCGATCAACAACACGCCGGAGCAGAAGTTCGAGGTGCTCAAGCAGAAGATCCACAATAACGTGGAGGAACTCGGGAACGGGCTGCTCCCGGTGGTCAATGATACGCTGGACAAGGTCAATGACCTCATCCAGAAGGGATCCGACTGGATCAGCAGCAATCAGGAGACCGTGCAGAGCATCATGAACATCGGACTGAAACTCGGCGTCGTCCTGGTCGTGCTCGGGAGCGTGATCGGGATCATCGGCACGGTCGGGAAGGCAGTCACGACGGTACGGACCACCGTCAGCGGTCTTAAGACGGCGTGGATGGTATTAAGTGCAGTATTCAGCGCTTCGCCGATCGGTCTTGTGATCGTCGGGATCGTGGCACTGGTGGCGGCATTCGTAATCCTGTGGAACAAATCCGAGGCGTTCCGGGACTTCTGGATCAGTCTGTTCGGCAGCATCAAGTCTGTCGCACAAAGCGGGCTGAACGCGGTCAAGGGGTTCTTCGGGACGATCATGGGAGCCGCAGCAGATACGGCAAAAGAGAAACTTAACAACATAAAATCGGCTTACGTGCAAAACGGCGGCGGGATCCGCGGCATTGTGGCGGCGTCACAGGAGGCAGTAAAAGGATTATTTACATCCGGGCTTACATTTATCGACAACCTGACAGGAGGGAAGCTCACGGCGCTCAAGAACAAGTTCACGGAAAAACTTACCGCGATAAAGGACAAGGCAAAGGAGGTCATCGACAAGGTCAAGGACTTTTTCAAGGTCGACATCCCGACGCCGAAGATCAAGGTTCCGACCATCAGCGTGTCCGGAGAGTTCAGCCTCAGCCCCCTGAGCGTTCCGAAGTTTGGGATCAAGTGGAATGCGGAAGGCGGCATCCTGACGGCACCGACCATCTTCGGGGCATCCGGCGGGACGCTCCTCGGCGGCGGGGAAGCCGGCGATGAAGCGATCCTTCCGCTGTCGGCACTGTGGGAGAAGCTGCGGACATTCCTCCATGAGGAATCGGATGATGATAAGAACAGCAGCAGATCTTCGGCAGGCGAGGCACTGACCTCCCTGATCCGGCGCGACACCAAGACGGTCGTAAGCAGGGAAACAACAGTGGAAGAAAAGGAGACGGGCGAGTTTGGCTCTGGAAAGGGGAAGCGGACCACGATCATCCAGAAGCTGGAGATCCGGCCGGACATCAACCGCCTGAAGGACCTGCAGACACTGCTGAAGCTGCTTGACGAGATCGAGGATG